AGTGTTTCTGGAACAAGTGTTTCTGGTTCAGAGACTTCCTTTGAAGATAAAGGTTATTCTGATATAACTCTCGGTGAATACAATTACTTTGATAGTCCTAGAATTATCTGTTCTAGAGTCAATGAAATTAACAATCTAACCTCTCTCCCTGGCAATAAATCATTCAATATTATTACTACTCTATCAACATTAGATAGTAGAATCAGTCCTTGTATTGATATAACAAGAGCCAGTATTATCACCACTTCCAACAGAATCAATAAAATTGTAGATAATTATGCCGGTGATAATCGTGTAAACTCTCTAACAAGAGATCAAAATGCTTTTATCTATGTTTCTAAAGCTCATAGACTTGAAATTCCAGCAACTTCACTTAAACTTTATGTAAGTGCTGACATTAACACATATTCTGACATAAGAGCACTTTATTCAATTGATCTTGAAGAGAATTCCAATCCAATTTTTGAGTTGTTCCCAGGTTATAGCAATATTGACTCTTTGGGGAACACAGTAAATTCAAGTCTTAACGATGGAACTCCTGATAGATTTACTCAAAAGAGTAATACCCTATCTTTTGAACCACAAGAGTTTAGGGAGTACGAATTTACTTCCAATAATCTGCCACCTTTCAGATACTTTAGGATTAAATTGATCTTTACTTCAACAAATCAATCTTATGTGCCAAAGGTCAATGATATTCGTTCCATCGCCCTAGCATAAAATGTCGGACCTAATTTCCATAGAATCAGATATCAGTCTAGCCAGAGATATCTCAACGAATGCTATCGTCAATACAAACTCTAGCGAATATAACAAATATCTGCTTATGAGAAAACAAAAAGAGGCCGAACATCAATCTATTAACCAAATGCAAACAGAAATAGAATGTTTAAAAAGTGATCTTTGTGAAATTAAAAATCTCCTATTAGCTTTTTCATCCGATGTTAGAAAATCATAAACTAGAAGATATGAATCGTATGTTTACTTACGAAAAGTTATCTAGAGATATAGATAATTTAGATGATATTGATAGCCTTAAGGTTGTGTGTAAAGACTTTTTAAAACTTTATTTAATACAACAAGAATCTATTATAAACTTAGGTAAAAAATAATGGCACAACCTGCAAGTAGAGAACAATTTATTCAATATTGCTTACGGGCTCTTGGTGCTCCTGTTCTTGAGATAAATATCGCCCAAGAACAAATAGAAGATAGGGTAGATGATGCGATTCAGTATTTTCAAGAGCGCCATTTTGACGGTGTTGAACTCACTTACCTAAAGTATAAAATCACCCAAGAAGACATAGATCGGGCGAAAGGTAGAATCAATCCTGGAATAACAACTACCACAAGTGCGGGAAAAAATTATACATTCCAACAAGATAGAAACTATATCCAAATTCCAGATTATATTTTTGGTGTAACCAAGATTTTCAAGTTTGAAGGAACAAACACTCTTTCAAGCAATATGTTTAGCCTTAAGTATCAGTTGTTTCTAAACGATTTATACTTCTGGGGTTCAACGGAACTGTTATCCTATACTATGGTTAAACGATATCTAGAAGATATTGATTGGATTTTATCAACAGAAAAACCTATTAGATTCAATAAAAGAGAAGGGAAGCTTTATATTGATGTTGACTGGAGTACAATGTCTGTTGGTTCTTATCTGTTGATTGAGTGCTACAGGGCCTTGGATCCAGCGGAATCAACCAAAGTCTGGAACGATTCTTTTCTAAAGAGATATGCTACTGCACTTCTTAAGAGGCAATGGGGTGAGAACTTATCGTCCAAATTTAAATCCATAAAACTTCTTGGTGGAGTTGAACTTAATGGAACTGAATTGTACGAACGAGCCCAAAGAGAACTGGATATTATAAGAGAGGAAATGAGTAACACTTATGAACTTCCTTGTTTAGATCTTATTGGTTAATTTAAATGTTAAATCCTTTCTTTTTACAAGGCTCTAATTCTGAACAAGGTCTTCTTCAGGACTTAATAAATGAATCAATTCGGATGCACGGTATTGACATTTATTATCTCCCTAGACTCTATGTAACAAAAAGAAAGGTCATAAGAGAGGTTATTGAATCACAATTTACATCGGCATTTCCTTTAGAAGCTTATGTTGACAACTACGAAGGATATGAAGGTGCTGGAACTCTTTTAAGTAAATTTGGTATCAAGCCCGAACTAGACTTGAATCTCATCATTTCAAAAGAACGTTTTAGTAATTATATCGCACCACTTATCCAGAATATTCCTGATATTGAATTACCTTCAAGACCAAAAGAAGGTGATCTTATCTGGCTTCCACTCGGCGATAGATTGTTTGAAATAAAATATGTTGACCACGAGACGCCATTTTATCAACTCCAAAAGAATTATGTTTATGGGCTAAGATGTGAACTTTTCAGATATCAAGATGAAATTATTGATACTGGATACTCCTTTATTGATGAGACTGTTAAAAATGAAATCTATACTGAAATTTATCAATTAATCGGTATTGGAATAACAGCAACATTAACGGGTACAATTGTTAATGGTGGTGTAACAAGTGTTATTGTAAAAAATCGTGGTGAAGGATATACTGGAGCCCCAACGGTTGAATTTTCAGCTTCTTCAAATATAACCGCTACTGGTATCGCAACCATGATCGGAGGTATTGTGGACCTTTGTGAACCAGATGAATCTAAATTCAGAGTCCAAGGAGTAGAAATATCTAATCCGGGTTTTGGTTATACTGTTCCTCCTTCAGTAGCATTTTACGGTGGTGGTGGAGTTGGAGCCGTTGCAGAGGCAACTATTGCAGATGGTGTTCTCGGTATAACATCAATAACAAATCCTGGTTCAGGATATACCGCAGAGCCAACAATAACAGTTATTGGTATTGCTTCCACTACAGCTATCTTAAGAGGTGTTATTCAAAATGGAGCTTTAACCCAAATAAGAATAGTGAGAGGTGGTATAGGTTATACTGCCGTACCAGAAATTATTGTTGGCAATCCATCAAGTAGTGCTAGCGGTACATTCAATTATAATGAAATTGTAAGTGGAAATATTACTGGTAATAGTGCAAGAGTGAAGCAATGGGATAAACCGACGAATATCCTTCAAGTCGGTAACATGACTGGATCTTTTGTCGCTGGGGAAGTTATAACCGGGACAGAATCCGGCGCACAATATACAATACAGTCGGGAATCACAACTATGAGTGTTACTGACTATCAACAGATTGGAGTCTCCATAAATCCCTTTGCTCAAAATAACGATATTCAGATTGAGGCTGCTAAAGTTATTGATGATGCGGAATATAACATCTTTGGGAGAATATAATGTTTCAGCATTTTTATAACGAATCATTAAGGCGAGTAATTTATGCCTTTGGGACATTATTCAATAACATCTACATCAAACATAAAAATGACGACGGTGATGTTGTATCAACCATTAGAGTTCCTGTTGCCTATGGTCCAACACAAAAGTTTCTAGCACGCTTAGAACAATCTCCAGATTTAAGTAAGCCAATTCAGATTACACTCCCTAGAATGTCAATGGAGATTGTTAATCTTCGTTATGATAGCGCAAGACAAACTACCGCAACACAATCTTTTATTTCTAGAGATACTAATAACAATACTCGTTCTGGATATCTTCCGGTTGCTTATACCTTATATCTTGAATTAGGTATTTTTACTAAACTTGAGGATGATATGTTTCAAATTGTTGAGCAGATTCTTCCTTACTTTAGGCCCAGTTATACGGTTAGTGTTGTATTATTAGAAGAAATTAATGAGAAGAGGGATATTATTTTCACACTAACCGATATTGAAATGACCGATGATTATGAAGGGAATTTTGAAAAAAGAAGATCTCTTATTTGGACATTAAAATTCACAGCAGATATTTTCTTCTTCATTCCAATATCTCCAGCTAATACGAATAAAAATATTATTGATAAGGTTTCCTTTGGTTTTATTTCTGGGGATTCTTCTGGTGATAATAAGGTTGAAGATGTGCGATATACTGTAACACCAAAAGCCACAAGAAATTATACGGGAACTGTTGTCACTACAGTTAATAAAGATGCAACAACTTTGGATACTATTATTGAAGTTTCAGATGCGACAAATATCAACCAAAAGTCTTTTATTGTAATAAGCGGCGAAACATTATATGTGAATTCTAAAGACGGAAACATTTTAAATGTAACAAGAGCATCATATGATACAACGGCAAAATTACATGTTAAAGGTTCAGATGTATTAAATATTACTACTATAGACGATGATTTAATTCCACCTTCAGATCCTTTTTCATTCATAGGAACTTTTGAATAATGGCTACTCAGAAAAAATTTAAAGAACTAGACGCCACTTTTGGTATTGAATCCACACCCGAAGAAACTTCTATTGTAAAAGAATCTCCAGTAGAGGTTGTTGTTAATCCTGAAATTTCAAGACTTGACAAAGACATTGATTATGTTTTTGGTGTTCTTAATGCAACCATTTCTAAAAGCCAAGAGGCTCTAGATGGTGCTCTTGAACTGGCACAAGAAACAGATCAGGCCAGGGCATACGAGGTCGTCGCCCAACTTATTAAACAAACTGTTGATTCCGCAGAGAAAATTATTGATATTCATGTTAAGTTAAAAGATATGGAGACTGAAAAGATGACCACTAATAACGTAACAAATAACAACGCAGTCTTTATTGGAACTACAGCAGAAGCTATTAAAATGCTAAAAGCACAAATCAATAATAAATAATTATTAATTTTATACTAATGGCAATATTTTCTGAAGACCATAAAGAAATTCAGTCTGGTAAAAAGAAAGACGATGAAGGTTATATGGCTAGGCTTGAACTTGATAGTATTGAAAAATCTATTTCAAGACTACGGAAGCTCGTAAACAAATCAGATCAACAACTTCCGGCTTGGATTCAGTCTAAAATTACTAGAGCTGCTGATTATATTGATACTGCTGCTGAGTATATGGGTTCGGATGAAGAGTTAGATGAAACATCAAGTTTTAGTATTAACCCAGAGAAGCATAAAGAATCAAGACCCGCAGTTGGTTCTGATAAACTTAGAAGAATGTCAGATTCTCAGAGGAAACAACTTCCTAATCAAGAATTAGTTAAAAAGAAAGTAGGTGTTGATCTACCAAAACTTAAAGAATCCACTCTAACAGAAAGAATTCTTGCTGAGATGGGTTGTGATTGTGACATGAAGCCCCATAAGAGTGTCAATGAAATCGCAAAAAAGCACAAAACAACTCCAGAAAGAATTGAGAAAGCTTTGAAGCGTGGAATAAAAGTTGAAATGGAACACACAACAGATAAAAGTGAGGCCGAATCCATCGCACTTCAGCATCTAGCAGAAAGGCCGGATTATTATTCCAAACTTTCTAAAGTAGAGAAATCACCTATAAAAGAAGAGACAAAATCTGGGGATAATAGTCTTAGAGATTGGATCAGTAAATCAAGTGGAACCGACCCAAAAACAGGAAAAAAGGTTCCGGGTTGGGTTCAATTAGGTGGGCCTTATGCAGGCGCTCCTTGTGCCAGACAACCAGGACAAAAATCCACACCAAAATGTGGTAGTTCTAAGATGGCAAGAAATATGTCAGATAAAGAAGAGGAGAGAGCTTTTAAAAGAAAGAATAGAAAGGATCCAAGTCAACCAGAAAAAAGTGGATCAACTAAACCAACTTACGTTAAAACCGAAGAAGTAATCCACGAAGCCAAAAAAGAAAAATCAAAAAAAGATGCTTGTTATCATAAAGTAAAGGCTCGCTACGATGTCTGGCCTAGTGCATATGGAAGTTTGGCTCTTTCAAAATGTCGTAAAGTTGGCTCTAATAGTTGGGGAACAAAGTCTGAAGATTATCTACCAGAAGGTGTAAGAATTCAATCGCAAAGTGGGCAATTAATGAATATTATGCTTAACTGGAGAAACAAAATTATTGTCACTCAGATGTTCTTCCCTCAAGTAAGAATTCCTAAAAGACTAGAGATCTTCGCCGCTGTTGAAAAAGTATATCCTGGCTCCAAAGTCATTAGCTTTAGAGTGAGCGAACTGAATCCAAAAATGCCACTGGTTCAAGTTAATGAAGAGGAAGCCTGGCAGAAAATCAACCGCAAAGATAAGGTTGATGGTCTAAGCCAAAAGGCAGTAAAGGCTTATCGGAGAGATAATCCCGGTTCTAAACTACAGACCGCTGTTACCGAAAAGAATCCCACAGGTAAAAGGAAAAGCCGTAGAGCTAGCTTTTGTCGGCGGATGTCTGGGATGAAGTCTAAGTTGACTAGCGCAAAAACCGCGAGAGATCCAGATTCAAGAATCAATAAGGCGCTAAGACGCTGGAATTGTAACTAATTTATGCCAATACGGGAAGAACACTATCTCGGTAATCCGTTACTTAAAAGAGCTAATATAGAAGTTGAACTGGCCCCAGACCAACTTCTAGAGCTTGCTAAGTGTTCTGACGACCCAATTTATTTTGCGAAGAATTATATTAAAATCGTAACTCTTAATGAAGGACTGGTTAATTTCAAACCTTATTCTTTTCAGGAAGAGATGCTGGAGAATTTTTACACCAAAAGATTCAACATATGTAAACTCCCTAGGCAGAGTGGGAAAGCTCTTTCTCTAGATACACCCATACCCACACCCAACGGATGGACAACTATGGGTGATATTAAGATCGGAGATAGTATTTTAGATCCAAATGGTAATTCTGTGAGTGTTATAAAAAAAACTGATATTATGTATAATCATGATTGTTATAAATTATACTTTGACAATGGTGATAGCATAGTAGCAGACTCTGAGCATTTATGGGAAGTTAATAACGCATATTGGAATTCGGGGAAAAAAATAATTTCTTCCAAAGAAATTTTTGATGTTTATAATTTAAAGAAAGCTAATAAAAAAGGTTTTGGTTTTGCTGGATCTTATTATATTGAACATTCAAAACCTCTGAATACTTTCATACATGATGTATTACCGATTGATCCATATTTACTTGGATTATGGTTGGGTGACGGATATTCAGATAGTGGAAGAATAATAGCACATAAAAATGATTTTTATTATTATAAACAAAAAATAGATGTAGAATACGAAAGAGAAGAAGGAAATTGTATTAGATTTAAATGTTTAAATTTATTTAATAAATTAAAAAATAATAATTTATTAGGAAATAAACATATACCTCAGATATATCTAAGATCATCTTATGAAAATAGGTTGAATTTATTAAGGGGTTTAATGGATACTGATGGTTCTGTTAAAAAAAATAGTAGATCTTTTGAATTTTATCAAAAAAATTATTCGTTAATTCTTCAATTTGTGGAATTGCTTTCTTCCTTAGGAATCAAGTCAAGAATACGAAGTAAAAGATTAAAAGGACAAATATATTATACTGTATCTTTTACAACAACCGAACAAGTTTTTAACTTACAAAGAAAATGCAATAATGTTAATGCTAATAGAAAGACTAGACCTCAAGATAAAAGAATTTACATACAAAAAATAGAAAAAATTAATAGTGTACCTGTAGCTTGTTTATCAGTTGATAGTGAAGATCACCTATTTTTATGTGGAAGAACTTTTATACCTACACACAATTCAACGACAACAGTTGCGTTCCTCATCCACAATATGCTTTTTGATGAGCACACTTCAATTGCTATTCTAGCAAACAAAGCACAAACAGCTAAAGAAATTTTATCAAGATTACAGACTGCTTACGAGAATCTACCAAAATGGATGCAACAGGGTGTTAAGTCTTGCAATAAGACATCCATGGAATTAGAAAATGGATCCAAAGTTATTGCAGCCTCAACATCAGCATCAGCAGTTCGCGGTGGAACATATTCGCTTTTGATGTTGGACGAATATGCGTTCGTACCAGAGCAGGTAGCTACTAATTTCATGCAATCTGTATATCCGACTATCTCATCTGGTAATAAGTCTAAAATTATAGTGGTCTCAACGCCTCGCGGGATGAATCACTTTTATAAGTTGTGGATTGAAGCGAAGAGTGGTACAAATGACTATCATCCATTTGAAATTCATTGGTCCGACGTTCCTGGAAGAGACGAAGAATGGAAACGACAACAAATCGCCAACACGAGCCAAAAAGACTTTGATCAGGAATTTAATACTGAATTCTTAGGATCTTCAGAAACTCTTATTTCAGGTTCAAAATTAAGTAATATTGTAACAACTACCCCAATACGAAGAATAAACAATCTAGATGTTTATGAAGAACCAAAAGCTGGTCATGTGTATGTAACCCTTGTAGATACAGCTCAAGGCGTTGAGAAAGATTATAGTGCTTTTGTTATTATTGACATAATAAAAGCACCTTATCCTGTAGTCGCAAAATATAGAGATAATGAGATTAAACCTGAATTATATTCGGACATAGTAA